TCTGGTGGGAAACCCATCAGGGCAACCGACTTGCGGAGATTCTCTTTCATCTCGACCGCTTGTGGGTCGTCTGAAAGGGACAATCTAGTATACATGATCCTTTGCTTTTCTAGCAAGGTCTGCAACTTTTCAACATGTTCCAACTTGGTCTCAGCATCCATCCCACCAAATGTAAGGATGCTGCCATAGATTTCTTCCTGAAGATTATTAATTTCAGTCAGCTCGTCTTGGATAATATCAGATTTAAAAAAGTCACTCATTGATTATAGACCGTAAAATTTTCTTGTATTGAAACATATCAATATTTAGAAAGGG